CCAGCCATACCTGTTTTCCCACTAATAACTTCAGCATTAGAAGTTTTTTCGGCTTCTGTCATTTGTTGAAAACTTTTTCTTAAATCTACTATTATATCATTTAAGTTTCTCATGCTGCCATCTTGGTTTTTTGTGGAAATTGTAGTTTTGTCAAAAGCTTGTCCAGTTAGTTCAATTTTTTCACCCATGTTCGCAAACAACGTTCTTAATGCTGTTCCCGACACACTTGCTTTTATTCCTGCGTTAGCCATTAACCCTGCTGCAGTTGCAACATCTTGCATAGAAAACCCTAATGCTCCAGCCAATGGAGCGGCATATTGGAATGTTTCTCCTAACATAGCGACGTTGGTATTAGAATTAGCCATTGTTGCAGCTAAAACATCACAAAATTCAGTTGTATCACTTGCCGATAATCCAAATGCAGTTAATGCGTCAGAAACAATATCACTTACAGTTCCTAAACTTTCAGTCGAAGCAGTTGCAAGGTTTACAATTGGCGTTAACCCATCAAGCATACTTTGTG